CCTGCCGATAGTATATTCTCCATATCTTCCGTAACTTGCATTTTAGTCCATAGAAAACTCCCGTCTACATTCCTCTGATAATTAGCGGCATAAGCGTTCTCTATAGCCGATAACCTATTTGGTCTAATATTCACCTTATTACTTATTGCGTATGATAAAAATCCAGTACCAGTTGCGGTGAATATATACCCGTCCATACACTCTAACGTAGTGCCATACGACCCACTACTAACTGCTTTAAACCCACCAAACCCAGAATTTAAAACATCAATTAAAGCTGACACACGGTTTTGACAATGTCTTAAACTTAACGCACTCATAATTAAACTCCATGTTATTTTTTTGGCTCATGTGAATTTGCTGGATGATAAACACGATATTTCTCAGCAATCTCTTTCTGCCTATCCAACGCCTCATTCAGCCAGTACACACCCTTTTCTAAGTCCTGTACTGGATTTCCCTTTAATCTAAATCTCCATACATACTTGATCACCTGACCGATACAAGACGCGGTGTAGCCGTCAGTACAGCTAACTAACGCAGATTTTATTGCATCCTTACACTCAACCTCTCCCGCAGTATAATGTGGTGGGTTATTAACCAAATCTAACTTCGTTTCACTCACTATCACCCCCTAATACTAATTTAAATATAAAATCAATCACCCCTACAAACACAAGTATTGGCAAAACAAAAACTGCATATAAATATGTCATACTTCCTCCATTAACTTTAACCTCTCTACCTCTTTTGCTAACCCAACCAATAATGATTGTTGTACTGATTCTTTCGCCTTCAATGACTCCACTACACGCTCATCAATAGTATTCTTTGCAACAATATAGTTAATGACAGTAGTCTCAGTTTGTCCTTGTCTGTGTAACCTACCAACCGCCTGTAAGTAATGCTCGTTTGACCACGGCAAACAATAAAACACCATCTGATTCCCACCGTGTTGTAGATTTAACCCATGCCCCATAGACTGAAAATGACCACATAGTAACTTCAACTTACCATTATTGAAATCTCGTACTGAGTTGGGGGTTTTTATGTGAGTGGCAAACGGGAACCGCGTTTTTATAGCACTCCAATCTGCCTTAAACTCATAGAACAATAGTATAGGTGTCGCAGAACTTTCTACCAACTCACTCAACGCCTTAATCTTTTCGGTATGAATCTGAACAACCTCCTTGACCTCGGTATATAAAAACCCGTTACACGCTTGGCGTAATTTCCCAGACAGGACAGCAGAGTTCACTGCCGCTATAGGGTTATTAGATATCTCAACTATGAAGTCACGCTCTAACTTCTTGTAAGTTGTATATGCCTTTTCTGGCAACGTGACATTAATGGTGTTGTGTATCAATGGAGGTAAACTAAGATAGTCCTCTTTAGACATACGAAGAGTAATATCTTTGATCCTCTCCATAATATCATTACCAGCCCCATGCCTTAATTCCCAATTCCACTTATTGTAGTCTGTAGGATAGAAGAACGCATTTTGAAAAGTAGTGAATGATTTATGTAACCTCGTACCACCATCAATCAATCTGAACTGTGTCCATAGTGATGCTAATGTATTCGCGGCAGGAGTTGCTGACAGACAGAATACCCTGTCTACCTTGTTCCTAATCCCTTTAAGCGTCTTAAATCGTTTACTAGAGTGGTTCTTAACCATACTAGACTCGTCCAGTATCAAAGTGTCATATGACCAAGCAATTCCCTGGTCTTTTAATTCTTGAACTAACCAACCCACTAAGTCATATGACATTGATATAATTTTAGGATCAGACGCTAACAGCTCTCTTCTTCTCTGTGGATTACCATTAATCGGTATTACTGATATGTCCTTTAGGTGTTCCCATTCATGTGGCTCTTCCGCCCAAACACTCTCAGCAATTCGTGGAGTCCCTAGAATTAGTGCTTTTTTACATTTCCCATTAGCGATTAACTTTTTTAGGGCGGTCAACATTGTGACTGTTTTTCCAAGCCCAGTGTCATATGAAAGTAGCCCACCTTCTGAGCGACTAATTAGGAAATCAACACCAACTCTTTGGTACTTAAATAAGTCAGTGTCACTCCGCATTTGTCCGTCCCCCATCAGTAGGCAGATACACCTCTACCACATCACGGTCAACCTCTTCGGCAACCCCTAGTTCCCAAGCATCCCAATGAACTCTACTATTGTTGGTGCTGAACATCCCATGCAACTCTTCATTTAGTGCCATGATACACCTTGCGATACAACTGCTCTGGTTGTTAGCCAACTTCACATGAACTGTGTTATCACTTATCGCGGAATCCCAACGTATCTTTTCTCGTATTGCTGATATGCTGTAGCTTTTCCGCTTAGATACACGTTTAAGATACTTTGCGTTGCGCTCAAACGCATCAAACACATACATATTATTTGGCAACCACTCAACGAAGTTCTTTACCACCTTGTCATTAATCCCATCGAACAACTCAGGACGTGACTTTACAAGATTAACTATCTCTTCAGCCTGTCTCATTACTCATTACCTCCGCAACTAATAAATCTACACCCTCTTTGGAATCTATGACCTCTACCCTCAACCCAAACCACCGCAACCTGTTAATCTGGTGCTGTTGCAACGCAGTAAGGGAGTTGCCCTTGCCCAGAGCCTTTAACTCCACGGCAATAACAACCCCCTTCGGGAAAATGCACAGTCTATCTGGAACACCTCTAGTAGATGGGGATGACCACTTAAATGCATCACCCCCCACAGACCTAACCTGTTTAACTAGATATTTTTCAATAACAGACTCGCGCATACGTTAAAATGGAACGTGGTCATCTGATGCTACTTTCGGTGGTACTATCGTACCTTCCTTTGGTATATCTGCTATGGTTTTGTATCCAGTAGCCTTAGCCAGTTCTACCGTATCAACCCAACCCATTATATTTATCTCTGGTGCAGGGACAGACTTGGTTTTGTTACGCGCTTTCTTACTTGGCATATCCCACGAATTTAAAGACACCAGTGGCATCTGAAACTTACCAATTTTTCTGGCGTTTTGCATATATGCTTTTATCAACTTAGATACAGCTATTGTTCCCCCAACCGTGGACGTTGAATACTTATACAACTCCCCTGTCTGAAAGTCCGTGAAGTCAATCTTCAACACGTTCTTCCACCCATCCCCATCAGAGTAAACACCGTCCTTATCTGGAGAATAGTCTTTTAACTCTGACTTTTTAGGGAAATTATCCGCACCAGAATCAACATCCTTGTACAATGCTGTAACCTCTGATGGCACACTCCCATCAACGTAGCAAAGAAACCCCTTTGCCGCACTACTATGCACATCCACAACAAACAACTGCTCTGGTAGTATTGACAACTGTCCTTCACCAAACAACCAATCACCCACTTTGAACTTGGTGTAATGGAACACACCACCCTCATCTGCCACACCCTCATCAAATGCCGACATTCCTAACTCACTCACTTTCATTAAATCACTCACTTTGTCACCTCTTTTATCGTTGATATAGTTAATCTCTCTGATTCTTTTCCATCTATATAAAATGGGGATAAATCAATCCCAATATCTTCTATCTGTGCCGTGTCTAATCTCTTCCTCCCTGCCACGGTAGTTAACTTAACTTTGAACCCAGTTCCGTCACATGAACCAGACACGACACCACATCCAACTTCGTGCATGAGCATCTTGATTTCTTCCTCTACAAAACCCTTCGTCTTAGTTACCTTTTTAATCTCCTTCATATATAAATCCCTCTCCATGACTAACTTAGATAGATGTTTCATATCACGTTCGTCTAGGACAGTTGGTTCGGGTGGGTCATACTTCAGTACAGACTCACCACATGGATCTCTCCAAGCACAGTAATCACACTCCCCTGTATACTTGCCCTCGGCTAATAACTTTCTCGGATCATCTAAGTTGCTAAAAATCTTAGCTACCCTGCCACGAACTGCGTCAGCAACAGTAGGATCATACCGAATCTCAAACATCGTTATGTCCTGATAGTCAGATGCGTTCACATAGATGATCCAACCCCGATCAGGTCTGTGGTCGGTCTTTTTATGATACAAATCCATTTGAACCTGTACCTGAACAACGTGATCCTCTTTTGGCTCAGATAAATTAGATCGTGGGTCAATTGATTTAATCTCAATCGCAACCTCATCATCGTCAGGATCATCAGTAGTACCGGTCGCAGGCTCACCAAAATGTTTAGCAGACGTACTGTATGATCTGTTGAGAGATAGCAACCCATCAGAAGTTGCTGACAATTTCCCATCAACTAATGTGACTTGGTTATCTCCCCAATACCAGAAAGAACAGTTAAAAGCGTAATTTTTATTTAAACCATT